TTCCAATACTATGCTGGTACTCGCAGAGGCAAAAGACTTGACGCTGAAGGTCGTGAGAAGACCTTTACCAAAGAAGACTTTGAGGCTGGTAAACAACTAGAGGCACAGTTCCCTGAGTTTGCTACCGTATTCGATGAGTACCAAAAGTACAACCAAGGTCTCGTCAAGTACATGATGGACACAGGAGTTATTTCTGCTGAAGAAGCAAAGATATGGACTCAAAACTGGGATTACATTCCTTTCTATCGTCAGCTAGATGGCGAGAAGACTGCTGGTCCTAAAGTGTTTTCTCCTATCGCTGGTGTAGCTAAACCTAAAAAACTTAAAGGTTCTGAAGCTGAATTAGATGACTTCATGGAGACCATTGTTCGCAACGCTCGTGCCGCAATTGAAGCTGGTATGAAGAACGAAGCTGCTCGTAGAGTTATCCGTGACGTAACTGACTTTGGTTTAGGCGAAAAAGTTAAAGAAGGAACTACTGGATCAGACATTGTGACTGTAAAAGAGAAGGGCAATACCGTTTACTACCGTGTTGCCGATCCATTGCTGGTTGAATCATTGAAAGGTTTAAACCTACCACAGCTCCCATTCATGGACTTCTTGTCTGCTCCCGCTAACTTGCTCCGCAACTTTGTTACTAAAGATCCAGGATTTATCCTTGCCAACTTAGGTCGTGACTCAATGCAAGCGTGGATCACCAGTGGAACTGACATGAAGCCATTGGTTGACTCGTTTAAACAGTTTGGCAAAGAACTGCTAAATCAATCTCCTGAAGCATACGCATTGGCTAAGTCTGGTCTGACTGGTTATGACTTTGCTGGTGACGTTGCATCTAGCGCTAAACAAGTAGAGAAAGAGTTACGCAAACGTAGCGGAACTAGAACTAAACGTGAGCAAGCACTGCTCCCGATCACTGCGTTTTGGGATATGCTCGAAAAAGGATCTCACGCATCAGACATGGCGACCCGAGCCGAGGTTTACAAGCGTACTCTTGAGAGAACTGGTTCGGAAGCTGAAGCTTTCTACCAAGCGATGGAAGTTATGAACTTCTCACGCAAGGGAAACTCTGCTTTAGTCCGCATTCTTTCTGCAATGATTCCTTTCTTTAACGCACGTGTTCAAGGTCTTGACGTTCTGTACCGCACAGGCTTTGGCAAGATTGCAATGGAAAACAAAGAGAAGATTCAGAAAGCGTTTATTTTCCGCTCGATGATTTTGCTTGGAACCTCCGTCATGTACTGGGCGATGGTCTCTGATGATGAGGACTACAAGAAGCTATCTAAAGAAGAGCGTGATAACTATTGGATCATTCCAGCAATTAGGGTTGGTGACAAGCCATTCCGTTTCCCAATTCCATTTGAACTTGGTGTACTGTTTAAAGTGTTACCTGAGAGAACACTTGAATATTCATTCGGCACAGACACAGGAAAAGATTTACGTGAGTCGTTGTTGCGTAATGCAATGAGTACTCTCTCGTTCAATCCAATTCCACAGGCAGCATTGCCATTAGTTGAGAATGCAACCAACCATTCGTTCTTTACTGGTGAACCAATCATTGGAAGAGGTCAAGAAAATCTTGCCCCTCAATATCAATTCACAGGATCAACTTCTGAGTTAGCTAAGAAGATGGGCAGAGAATTAGATTACTCTCCAGCCAAGATTGAAAACTTTATTCGTGGTTACACAGGAACAATGGGTTCTTACGCAATGATGCTGATCGATGCGGCAATAACTGGAGAGGGCGATACAGTCAAAGCCGCCAAGCGTGTTGAGCAGTTGCCAGTCATCAAACGATTCTTTGCTGGTGATAGCGGAACGATCTCTGCTTACTATGACTTGAAAGAAGAAGTTAACACAGTAGTTAACACAGTCAATATGTTACAACGTACTGGCAACTCTGAAGATCTCAAGACTTATTTACAAGATAACCAGAAACTGTATGGACTAAAGGGCTATATCGGTGTTTTGGATAAGAGCATGACAAAATTAAGTCAGGCGAGCAAGATGATTCAAAGTTCCCCAACGATGACTGCGGATGAGAAACGGGAAGCTCTTGATAAAATTCATGAGGCTCAACTGAAGTTAACGGAGCGAGTAAGGATTCTTCGGAAAGACTTTGAATAAATTGATGGTTGGGTAATTTCTCCCCCTTGGCTTTACTCTTCAATCCCCAAAATTTCGTTGGCTTTTTGAAGTAAAAATTCCTCAGTGATGCCATATTGCCTTTCAAATCTCTTACGCCCCAATCCGTGAATACTGGTATTTCCTCGATGGTGTTCGGGGCAGAGTGGGATAACAGGGGCAGTACTTCTCTTACCAGCTCTTCTAATGTGATGGATTTCCGCTGGAGTCCCTTCGTAGCCGAGATGCCAGCAAAGGATACACCCGACATCAGCCAACTTACGGAAGTGTTCCTTTTCATTTTTTTTCACGCTTATCAATTTCTCTTTGTACGTACCAAACTGCTTTCTTTAAATCTTCTATTGCATCATTTTTTAAATCAGACCGCCAAATATATTTAATAGCGTTACCCAAATTAAATCCCATATGCTCCGTAATCTGAATGCATTCAACTCCACTAGGATGATTAGTGTAATGTTTTGGGTGATTTACTGGATCGTGATTAACCGTAGGGGCAAACGATTGCATAAAACAACGTGGACATTCATCTGCGGTATATGCAACCTGATGGGTTTCACAAAAAGAACCAATGCTTTCTCTATCTTGTGTGGTAAATGTAGTCATTTATATCCTTTTTTCAGTATGTCATTGATTTTTAATAATAATGTATATACTATCTGGAAATACTATCACAGGGGAATCCTATGTCAAGTTACGTTGTTTCAGATGATGACTTTATTCGAACTTGGAATGAATCTCTAAATGCTACAGAAGTAGCAAGAAAACTAGGTTTAAACATTCGAACCGTTTTTCACCGCAGAAGATCCGTTGAGTTTAAATATAATATTGAACTTAAGGGTTTTCCCATAGGTCCACCAACCGATCAAGTTAAAAAAATTCATCAAACTCAAGGTCATGTCCGCAGAGGAATAGATATTGAGAAAGGTAGAGTATTGGTATTTAGCGATGCTCATTTTCAACCAGGAGAAGTGACAACAGCATACAAGGCTTTGCTGTTAATGATTAAGGTGTTTAAACATGAACTCAAGGCAATTGTGGCGAACGGTGATATGTTTGACGGGGCGCAAGCATCGAGGCATCCACGTATTCAGTGGTCTAAAACGCCAACGGTCAAAGAAGAGCTTGAGGCTTGCCAAGAGTATATGGGTGGCATCGAAGATGCAGCGAGCAAAAACACGGAACTTATCTGGACGCTAGGTAATCACGATGCTCGGTTCGAGACGTTCCTATCTAATTCTGGCGGGTTGTCCACTTATGAGGGTGTACAAGGGTTTTCCCTTAAAGACCACTTTCCTATGTGGAAAAATTGCTGGTCTTACTGGATCAATGAAGACACTTGCATCAAGCACAAGCTTAAAGGGGGCTTTGGGGCTACTAGATCCAATGCCCTGACATCGGGGATCAATTACATCACGGGTCACACACACAACCTCTCCACCTTCCCAATCACCGATTTAAGCCCAGCATTCAATATGGGTACACGGTGGGGGGTACAGACAGGAACGCTGGCAGACATCCATTCTGAGGCTTTTGTACACTATACTGAGGATGCCCCAGTCGACTGGAGGAGTGGATTTGTACTACTTTCGTGGGAAAATGGCAGAATGTTAATGCCAGAAATGATTATGGTTTGCGGAGAATCAAGTTTTGAATTTAGAGGGTGTATAAACCAGTGCTAAACAAGTATTGCTACAAGTGCAAAGAAAACAAGCCAGTCAATTCTTTTGGTAAAAACAAAAGCAAGAAAGACGGCTTGTCTACTGAATGCCGCCCATGCAAACGTCAAGGCGATAAGCAATACTATCAAGACAATGCCGATCAAGTTAAGCAAACTGTTGCCAAATATCGTGTCGAAAACTCAGACAAGGTTATCCAAGTCAAGAAAGATTGGTATGAATTACATAAGGAATACGTAATAACAAAAAGTAGAAAATGGGAAAAAAATAACCCACAAAGAATACGTCAATCAAAGCAAAAATATCGAACATTAAACAAAGACAAACGTAATGCTTGGTTGGCAAAATATAGAGCAACAAAACTTCGGGCTACTCCACCTTGGTTTGAACAAGAGTTAGTAGAAAAAGTATATAAAAAAGCCAAAGAATGGGGTTTTGCTGTGGATCATGTTGTTCCTTTGCGAGGCAAAAACGTATGTGGGCTACATTGTTGGGCAAACCTTCAGCTTTTGGATCCACTGTTAAACTCAAGCAAGGGCAATAGTTACGAAACATGAAGCTCACCCCATCAATCCTTCGTAATTTATACAGTGCCATCTACTGTATGAAGCCGTTTGATCGATGGGATATGCCCTTACCTGAAGAGATTAATTTTGTAGTAGACCAAGATCCCGAGGTGATGGGTACTTATTACTACGATGATGGCGGTGAGTTTGAACACCTTATTACTATTTCAGCCAAAAAATGCGGTCATTTGTCGACCGTAATCAGGGTTCTGTGCCACGAATGCGTACATATGAGCCGACATAAGACTAGTAGATGGACACATCATGACGCTGAATTTAGACGGCGCACCAAGGTCATATCCGATGAGCTGGGATTTGATCCGCTAGAGCTATAAAGGTTCCAAAAGGTTCCCAAAGGTAACCTTTTATCAATTTTCAAGAATTTTCATGAAAAAAGGGTGAGCAGTTTCTACTCACCCCGTGGCTTACACCATTACTTGCCTGTCTTAAAGAACGTCTTCAAGCTAGATAAAATGGAATGAATCCAGAAATCGTTAATTTGCTTGTAATGCTCGGCTAATTGCTCAACCTTTTTGTATTGATCTTCAAATGTAAACATAGTCATCTCCTAAAATTGTGTAACATACTACACATTGTTGCGATGCACCATTTTACATTAATTTCTGTGATAGTGGTTGTTAGGATTCGCTAACATAGATGCAATCAGTTCATCCACGGTAAAAAACCACTGGATGTACTTAGTTCCATCTTGGGAGTAAACAGTAAAGCTCATTTGGTGGCAATCAAGTAAGCCCCATAATTTGCAAAAGCATATCCAGCATACATACAAGCCAGTCCAAAATCTCCTTTGATTCCTTGCTCCAAGCTAATCCAAACATAAATCAGTCCCGTAAGAATAAGTAACGAACTACTCATGGAAGTCTTCCTCCTGGAGTATCGGCTTGTTTAAACAGTCTAACATCCGCTGCAGAGTTGCTTTTAGTTCCTCAACCGATCCTTCCCCAACAGTTGCTTCACAGTAACCCATCAGACTTTCGTCATCATTGTAGTAAACCTCGCAAATTTCTAGCCATTTTTCACCCCAATCGTCATCATTGGTAAGATCTACAACTCTAAAGTTCCACATTCTTTTTCCTTTTCTTGGGCTTTTGTTCATCCAAAAACTTACGCACTAGGTACAAAAAACCTTCTGTAATCAACAAGTCTTTAGCTTCCTTGTCCATATCTAATTCACAGTCGGCGGAACCGTCCTCATTCTCTCTAACGATTTTAATTTCTATGTTCATACTTTCTCTCCTTCTCCCACTCGTCCATTGCTTTATTAAACAAGCGCTGAAGTTCTTCGTTCTCTTCTTCTTGCTTGCGTAATGTGGCTATTACCCATTCACCAGCGGTCTTATCTTTAAACCACAAGTCGGGCGATTTTTCTAATTCATCAGCTAGTTGTTTTGCGTTCATTTCTCTTGTGCCTTTCTTAGTATTGCTCTAGCAAACTCATGTTTATCAACTACCCAATTTTGTAAATCACAATAAGGTTTTGCTACTTCTTCTATTTCCTCATCTGTTAGTGTCTTTGCTGGATGCCTATCAAATCCCCAAGGTTCGCTGACTAAATCCCAGTTGCGGTTTTTCAACGCCTCTATTTCAGCTTGTTGCTGGCGTAGCATATCTACCTGTGCTTGAAATGGGCAAAAATGTAATCCATCATCAGAATTAAGATAACCAAATCCTTCCAGTTCATCAGCTAGTTCATTTGGGTTCATTTGATTCCATGCGCCTTTTCAATTGCCCGTGCAAAATTTAGTGGAAAGTTTAAACGCTCTACGTCTGGGTCAGACAACAGCTTTTCCACGTATTTGTTGTAGATCTCTTTTACTTGTTCATCGGTTAGCGGTTTGATCTCTTCAAAGAAATCGACCATTCCCACAAAAGGTATTGGCTCAATCATTGATAGCCTTTCAATAAGATAACCAAGAGAACAAACACACCAACCCATTCAAAGATCCTTCTAATAAAATACTTCCTTCTATTTATCTCAGGATCATAAATTAGATACTGCTGAAGTTTCAACATATCACGATCTTCTTCTATGTACTTCCTTCTAAGTGGGTTCAAGTAATACGCAGATCCAATGCTTACTTTTCCATTGTTATACGGTACGTCCATTTAAGCCTCCAATTGTTTACCAAGTTTAAAAAGTACTTCTTTAGGAACCAAGAAAGCTTTCTTGCTAAACTTGTCCCCCTCTCCTACAAACTCTACATACCGCAACTTCAATTGAAAAATACAATTAATAATACTCATCGGGTTCATCATGACAAAAACGTGGTCATCATAAAACAACCAGTAATCCGCAGTCGTTGTGATGAGCGCAGATGGCTTGCCATTCATTTCAATCTCCACAACAATGTTCCCAGTCTCGTTACTCATTGGGTCATATTTGACTTCAACAGATTTATGTAGCCCAGGAATCCAAATGTCATACCCTTTAAACGCATTGACTATCGTTGCACATGGATATTTCTTTTTAATCATCTCAAGAGCCAATAATTCTATCAAGATGCCACGGTCAAGATCATCCTTGAATGTCATGCTCAGCCTCTTTGACGCTGGAAATTGCACCATGTACTTGCAACGATACGTTAAGTACGTACTGAATATCACGTGGACTTAACTGTCCCATCAATTGAAGTATTTTTACCACCGCAATGTCATTGTCAAGTGGCTGAGGTTTAACTAAAGTTTCAATCATAACTATCTCCTATATCCTATGCGGTTACCGTTACTATCAAAAAAATTGCGTGTGCCATCTCTATTAATTACTTCATAGCCCATGCGCTCGCCAATGTTGTTATAAATGCCAGTATTACTTGTTAGGTTAAACTCGTTATTCTCCCACCTCAATTGACTGTTCTTATAATCGTACTGAGTATTAGCATGGTTGTACTCATTATTAGCAAAGTTATAAGGACTGTTCTCCCATAGGGTTTGCGCTACCGTACATCGCACAAGAACACAAAACAAAAAGAAAGCGACTATAACAACCGTAAAAACGTATCGATGACTGTATTTCATTTTGCCCTGACCTTTCTTTTAATGGCAACAATTCCTTCTTCCGTTGGCTTACGTGCCTTCAACATTTCATCCGCATACTTATATGCAAGTATTGCTGGCTCTTCATTCACAGCATAGTTGCAAGCAAGAAGTCCATTTAATGCAAACATAGCAAAGCAATCTCTCAGGTCTTGTTCATTCACTTGTCTTCTCCCTGATAAACTTCTCGATCTCATCGCAGACCAAGGTTGCAAAAGACTTGCCTGATGGGAACATCATCTTTGCACCATCGGTATTGCTGACGATACGCATTGCCTCGTTTAAACCTTCGTTGAATCCGCTGTTGAACGGGTCTTTATCTCCAGACATTCGCATCCTAAAAGATTCTCTAGCCAATTGACTGACGTTGGTCTTCTCTTTCTTTGCGTACGCTTGGATCTTATTTCGCTCAACAGGATCTACATAGACCATCAAGGGGACTACAGTTTTAAAACGGCTCATCTTCTTCGCCCCATTTTTCATATTCAAGAATCATGTTGTCAAATTTATCTTGGGCTTCTTTGTTTCCATTTAACTCTGTTCGAGATTGGATCTCACACTCATGGTAAATAGCTTCTACCGCATCAGACTCTCCACCAATATGCCAACCCTTAACTTTGCGTAACCACAAATGAAAACGCTTACTTTTCCCAATGATCCCAGCTTGCTTAACTCGGTTGTCGTACTGCGTGGCTGATTCGTTATCTTGAATACGAACCATAGCCACACCATACCTCGCCCCAACAAAATCCCGCATAAGTTCATTTGGGATCTCGTCAGGGTGAATGTTTAACGTCAACACGAATCCAGTCTTGTCTTGCTTTAGAGCAATCTTGACTGCCTCAAATTGAAGTGCGTTCATCATTTGCCTTTTGTTTAGCTTCTTCAAGCTTAAGTTC